CATTGCAAAAGATCCCTGCATACTTCCCATTTGTTGGCTTCATACCAAGACTGCTTAAACGGTGGCCCTTTAACCCCGACTCGCCCCCAGACCTCGTAACACAAGTGGATGCAGTCAATATGACCATCGCTGCCGTCAGCACCCAGCCGATACGGCATCCCAATCAGATCACTGCAGTCGGACATTGTTGCTAATAGGTAGGTTGCCAACCAACCTCTGCGTCAGTGAACGCCTTGGTACGTCCGTTCCAACAGCATCCAGTACAGAACTGAGTTTTAGGTTTAGCGATACGTTGTCCCACTGTCCGCCAACAGCTTGGCCCGTAAACGAATGCAGCATTTGATGGGTGCCTGCTGGGTTGTCGGCATCCAAAATCAACACATCAACCTCCATGACCCAATTTTGGTCAATGGCTTGGTCAGCAAAACCGCGAGACAAGCCATTGTTGGGAAACACAAGTGTTGCTTCCAATCCGTCACCAGTGCGATTAACGGTTACGCCTGAAAAGCCGAACGGCACAAACCGGTATTTATTGCCGTTGTGCGTGGCTTCTTGGTTGATGTAGAAGTTTTGGAAGAAGTAAAGCGTTTCTAGATTGCCTGTCGATGGGCTACGGCCCTTAATTCGAGTGGCATGACCAAATGCGTACTGGCTCACATTCCTAGCCTCCGGCGAGTGCTACCGCTCATCTGTAATCGTTTTAGCGTGTTTTGTTCACCGCGTTGTGCGCCTTGTGCCGCTGCACTTTGCATCCCACTTTGGAATTGATCAGCAGTTACATAATCAACGCTGTTGATACGTTCCACGGTGTAGCGAACGTCGATTGGTGCGGCAACTGCAGTACCGCCATCACCTGATGCAGACGATCCACCATCAGAAGGAATGACACCGCTACCGCGTGATCCACGCGAATAACGGGCCATGCTTTCACGCATTTTCGATTGAGGAATGATGTATTCCGGTTCGCCACCTTCACCAACAAGACCAAGCGTTGGCTGGCTGACCATGCCACCTTGATTAAAGGCTTTGAATCCGCCAGACCAATAAGCACCTTCTGCCGCCGGAATAGCGTTAAGAGGTGAAGTACCTTGAGTTGGCCCACCTAGTTGAATTATTTCGCCAGGGAGGTTAAATGTGCCTCCGTCCTGAATGGCAACACCAGGGTCAACAGCACCGGGACTGGCACCAGAACTAACGCCAGCACTAGCTATCGACCCAATTATCTGTGTAACAAACTTGACAGCTTGCATCTTGATTGCAGCAGCAATAATCTGAGCCGTCATATCTAAGAAGTGGTCTGCTGTTCGTTGGAATAGATTTGCCAACGCTTCTTGAGCAGTCATGCTGCCGCTAACAACGCCTTTAAATGATTCGCTAAAAGCATCTCCTATCGCTCCAGCTGCAGCAATCACTTGATTAACGGGATCAATTAATTCGTTTATCCTGCCTTGTATGCTTACCATCTCTTCTTCTAGCCTTTTTATATCCGTCTTAGGCCCTTGAGCCTTTTTAGCAGCGTCTTGAGCATCTTTTTGCTTCTTATCCAACTTTTCTCGTTTTTCAAGCAATTCATCTAGCAACTCAAGTTGCTCTTTTGTCATATTGTTTTGCACCGTATCCGCCTGTAGCTGTGCAATCTTGGTATCAAGGATTGCAACTTCTTTTTCAAACTGACGATCCAGTTCTTTTAAGTGCTGCTTTAGTCCTAAGGCTCTTTTAGCAGCCGCAGGAAGGGAGCCAGAATGGATAAGCTCCGCGTATTCTTTTTCAAAAGCAATTTGATCAAGTTGTTTGTCAATTTGTTCTTGAAGCGTTTCGTTAATTTTTTGCTGATTTTTGTCCGCTTTTTCTAAAGCAGATGTAATTAATTTGCGATTTTTAAGATTTACGGCTGTAGCTACCTGATGCCTCTGAAGCTCATGAGTGAATTCTTTGGCAAGAAGAGCTGATTCAATTTCTGCAATGTTCTGCTCGTTCTTCTGTAGGTTAATTTTTTTAATTTCTTCTTTTTGCCGAGCTAAAAGTTTTGTTTGTTTGATGTGTCCGTCTACTATGTTGTTTCCAATTTTGTCTTCTAACCTTTGACCGTCTACTTTTCTGGATTCAAGAACTACAACTTCTGCTAACAAGTCTCTTTCCCTCTCAAGCTTTCGAGCTAAATCTCCTGCCTTGACTATGCTTTCATCAAACTGCCCATTAACGTTCTTAAGTTGCTCGCCTACTCCTTTTAGTGCTTCCTCGTTTAACGCAATTTTCTTTAGTGCTCCGCCAACGAGCGAAAAAAGTATGTTTGCTTGTTTTATTATTTCATTTACAATCTTTATAATTCCGGCTAACGCCGCAGCAATCGGAGCGGTAAGCATTCCTAAAAATGCTGCAGAAACAGATAAAAATTCTTTAGCAGCAGCTCCAAGCAAGTTAAACGCATTAGCAACATCTTGCATTGCTGTGCCTTGCGCTCCAGTCTGCTCAGCAACTTTTTCTTGAACCAATTCTTGCGCTTTTCTAAATTCTCCTGCCTCACGCAACAACTGGACTTGTGTTTCAAGCTCAGCGTTAACACGTATGCCTGACTCCTCCAGGCTGTCTAGGTTCAATGTTTCAACTGCGTTGCCAATATCAACTGCTAAACGCAGTGAGTTTTCAAGAGTTTGCCCAATAGCACTACCGAAAATTTGACCTCCAAACGATGCCCCCATCGTTCCGCCAATTGCACCACCAAGAATTGAACCCCCGACGGCTCCTGCCCCTCCACCGAAAAGCAGTGGGAAACCAGCCCCAAGCAACATGTCATTTAATTTTGACCCTCGCTGTTTCTTTTGAGTTTTATCGCTCGAAGCTGTCTGACTTGCAGCCCTGGCCTGCTTGCTGCGTTCTTTAGAAATTTCACGCTCTACGCCTAAACTTCCCTGACGTATCCGAGCAATCTCTCGATTACGCTCGACTATCTCAAAAGTTCCTGAACTTTGGCCTGCGGCAGGCAATAACGGAACTTTTGCTCCGAATGGGTCGGCAGGCATTGGCGCTGTCGCTCGACGCTGCACTTCTGTGACAAACGCCATTGATTCGCGAATTTTCTTCTGTTTAGCAAGTGCGTTGTTCTCAGCTTCAATTAATGTTTTAAATTCCTTACTATTTTCCGTGGCAAAATTTAAAAGAAATCTAATCTCTTTTAGCGCCTCTCCTGTCCCAGCAAGACTGTTTGGCAGGTCTTCTAATGGTTTTAATCTGTTTTTTAACGAAGCCTCGTCAAACCCTTTAGCTTGGAAAAGATCTGCACCGCCTTTTGCGAAGGCCCTGCCCTCGGCAGAAAGCATTTTAAATTGTGCGGTTAAGAGTTGAACCGCCTTTGTCGTCCTGGTTGCACCGTCTTTTGCAGTATCAAAACCATTTCTTACGTCTGCAATTTCACTGCGAATACCGGCTATGTCTCTAGCAAATGCACCGATACCGGACCTGGCACCCTTCCCAAAAAATCTGTTTGAAACTATTTCTGCTTGTCTTAGTGATTCAGAAAGAGCCTCAACATTTTTTTGAGCCCGAGTAGTGTCTAGAGTGACTTTTACCTTATTTAAACTGCCAACCTGTTTTTCAACCTGACCCATCAGGGTCTTAAGGTCTTTGACCTGCCGCTTATCTACCTTTATGGCAAGTGAAATATCTTGCACTGCAGCGCCGCACCAGAGTTATCTCCAATCTTAGCGTCACCTCATAACCTGCGCCTTACGAGCTAACTGGCTTTGACTTTGCGCTTTTTCACTTTTTTCTGCTTGTAATTCAAAAAACGCAGCCCAACTGACCAGTTCCTCTTGGGTGAGCTGGTCACAAAGTTGAGAAACCGTCATACCTAGCTCTTTGGCTAGGTAGAACAAAAACAGCCAGTCAGGATGCGCTTTTGAGGTCTGCTTTCGCGTCCTCCACCTTGTTTTCTGTACCAGAAGTCAGCATCGCTAGCTGAATTTCTTGCAAGATTGAAGCGTCAACAGCGTTTTTTAAAACAGCCTTTTCTCCATCCTGAAAAAGGCGTTTACCATCAGCGTCCAAAGCTTTTTCAAGCATCAAGCTAAGAGCAAACTCATTTGCGTCATCGCCACCAGTTTTTTTCTGGATCGACTCACGCTCGCTAATGGTCAGTGGATGCCAGAAAATTTCCAACACAACCTCTTCGTCTTGCTTAACTTCATATTTATACAGCTGGCTAACGCCAAATTTACTCTTTAGAAGCTCTGATGCTCGCATGGAAGAAGATCTGGTTTTCATTACTGTCCTATGCTACAGCACTAAACTGACAAGACACTAATCCAATAAAGTGGGAACGGTCTTCAATCTCTAACGGTGTTGGACCGGAAATTTCAAGAGAACGCGGATTGCAACTAAAAGTATCTGTATAACCGGGAGCATTTACAGAAGTCAGGCCATCGATGACTGCTTCTCCAATAGTCGCAAGCCCTGACGTACCAACATTTTTAGGCACATAGATGTTGCACTGGACAACGCCAATATAAAAATCTGATGATGCTCCATGCGTCTGTATTGTGCTTTGGCTGTACGAGACCGACATCAGCACATACTTTTGGGTTTTTCCGGGCGTCGTAAAACCTACGTTGTCGTACACCATTTTTACGGTGCCATCAACTGCTGCAACGGCATCAGTAACTGCTTTCTCAAAAGCAGCTCTAGGAGCGACTAATGTCATAAGACCCTTTGATACTTAGAACCGCGAGCAGTTCCGCTACCCGCAATCCTTAGGGTAACGCCATCTTTTGCAGCAAACACCGTTTGGGCCACTGCCTTAAGGCCCGCTAAGTACGAAACTATTTGGCTGGGACGCTCCAAAGCATACCGTGCATAGCGAGCTGTATTGCCAATATAAATGGTGTCATCACTTGTAAACGAGGGAAGATCAAATCTTGGGTCAATCCTGCCAGGATAACTTTTTACTTTGCTTTTTAACTGTTTAATTGTTGCCCAAGGTTCGTAGTTTTCTACATCATGAGTCGGGCGAGGACGACTTTTTGACGCCTTCCAGCTGGACGCAAAAAAGCCCGTATAAACAGGGCTTACTTCAGGCAGGTCATTTACAGCAAGCCTGACAAACTCTCTAAACGCTTGATCAAGATCAGCGTTAATTGCAGCATCAATTTTGTCAGCAAGTTTTCCCATCAGAATCGCACCAAAAGGACAAACAAATACGTTTGGCCGCCTTGAAAGGTACGAATATCTGTAATTTGACTGACTCTGGTTGCGCCAGCGTATGTCAAGGTCAATTCGTCCTCAAAAGTTGGCTGATTGTCACCAATTAAGTCGGGCGTCAAGTACAACTTGGCTTGACGCTCTTCACGGCCCTCTTCTTCGTCTGACTGCACAAACTCGATTGGTGCGTCAAAGGAATAGGACGTGTCAGTCGTCGTCAACGCACCAGTGCTGGTGTTATACGTTGGCGATGCCTTACGAGTGTAGATGACTGTCGTGTCAAGAGATTTGCCCAGATCAGCTACAACTGATTTGGCAACGTTCTTGAATAAACTGTCTAGTGCTCCTGGCATCTCAACCCCTCACAGTACGAACTTGATAAGAGCCAGAGCCTCCAAG